CCAAATAATCGCCGCGTATTCCAGATAGTCTTCGACTTTAGCTAAGTCAATCATACCACAGTGATGAGTTTCAGACCATTGAGTTGGGTTTTGTAGAACATGACCACGCGTTCGATTGGCTGCTTGGTCACGATCTTACCCTCAACCGCGGTAACCCATTCTTTGAAGGTCAGACCTTCTGGATATTTCAGCAATTCCTCGTGGATGATGGCACATTGGGGAGAGAGCTTAGTATCAGCAGCAGAGACACCGATGAATCTTGCTTTCTCCTTGCGAACCTTGACCTTGCAGTTGGAGACAATATAGTCTACAATCTGACCAATTTTCTCATCATTCTTTTTCTTTGAATTGATGATGGATGCGACGATCTGAGTTAGTTCTTCATTCATATACTTATTCTTCTTTCTTGTTTGGTTATGCTGATCTTATGATCAACGAAACAACTCTAGTGAAGAAATGGAAGATTGTACAATTATTTTTTTCGCATATGTTCTGATCATATTCGGATGAATGCATTTATATCTAGTGATACAATGTATTGAGAATATCTGAAAAGTATCTTGTAGCACCTAAAAACACATCATAGCTCACACATTTTTCCAATCCTACGAGGTTCTTCGTTGTAGTACATTGCGCATTTGGTACTGACTCGTGTTACATTGTACCGATTCATTGCACATTGTAATGAATCAAAAACAAAGTACTATGATGTGATACACAAGATACGATGTCACACGATGTAGTACAATGGGCATTGTTCCTGGAAAAAATGTCCGCGTGCCGTGGACCGGGCCAGGGGGGGCGTCGAACCGCGGCCGCTCAAGATGCGCCTGTTAAGACGTTGGCGGAGGGAAACGGGAAAACTTTCATCTCTAGAGATGTATTGGCCAAGACCCAAGGCCAATAGGGTTCTCTATAGATATATTATTGAGGTTATTGGTGTATTGGCAACTTTCAAGGTACTTTGTTGAGCACGCAAAAGTGTCCAATATGCCAATAATGCCAATACTCTACTTATAGAACATATTGGCACACAAGCAAGAGCCAATAACTTGTTTCCTGTTTTTAACTTCAGTGTACACTGTTTACGTGCACTACTGTCTCAATGGATCGATTCCTAACCATATTTATGGTTTTGTAGATAAAAGAATCCTCTATAGTATGGATGAAGCCTACGCTGGCCAGTACGAGCCATGCGTCTTGTTTGGAGTCACTTCAATACCAAGCCGAGCTCTGCATTTCTCTATCATGTGTGAGTCAGGAGCTCAATGGGCACGGATCCCTATCCACATGCTAAGGCACGAGACTCCTACAGTCCCTGAGCATCCCTTGTCTGATCTTCAGATGTGGGACGCGCATGGCTGGGATTTTTCAATTGTGCAGTATGAGTATCTTAGGGAAATGGGTTGCCAATATAGAAAGCGCGACGGTTTTTTAGTTGAAGCCAGTTACTGGTTTACCCTTGACAATACCGATAACGGCTACTCTCAGTATCCGCCAGAACATAAGTGTTTCCACGTGCTTTTGTTAGAGGATGGATCAGGGCAGATTGCTGCAATGCCTAATAACCGAATTGTTTGGCGTGACGATTCATGGGTAAAACCCGGTCACAAGTTTGATTACAAGGTCATGTCTTCTGACACATGGCACGCTGAAAAAGGTCGTAATGCCCAAGACACCGCATTCACTAAAGATTAGTGTTTACAATAGATCTCACAAAGTGTAACCTTTTGTCTTCGAATGGCAAGCATCAAAGAAATTCGGCAGCAAGTTAATAAGCTTTGTAGAGACGAGAACTACGATCCTTTGCGCGAAATGATTCTCCTGGCTAAGGAGCCCACGACCCCTTTAGATCACCGGGTTACGCTTCACAAAGAGCTTGCCCAGTACGTTGCTCCAAAACTTAAGTCTGTTGAACTGACGGCTGAGGTTAACGGAGGTATCCAAGTTAATGTTCTCAAGTATACTGATATGATTGCCGGTGAGGTAATCAAGCAGGCAATTGAGGACGAGGATAACGATGAAACAGAGCGCACGTACTAATGTCTGTCATCAACATTCCGCATAACTGGAAACCGCGTCCTTATCAGGAAAAACTCTGGAACTACCTAGAGAACGGCGGTACACGGGCCGTGGCTGTCTGGCATCGACGCGCTGGTAAAGATCTTCTTTCTATTAATTGGACCCTGTCATCAATGATGCAGCGGCGAGGTCTTTACTGGCATTTGTTTCCTACATATCAACAAGGGCGCAAGATTGTATGGGATGGATTTACTAGAGATGGTAGGGGGTTCTTAGACCACTTTCCCCCAGAACTGGTAGCAAACCGTAACAACACTGCCATGCGCGTTGAGTTGAAGACGGGTTCTATCTACCAAGTGGTTGGCACTGATAACTGTGATGCACTTGTCGGTGCCAACCCGGTGGGGGTAGTTTTTTCTGAGTACAGTCTTCAAGACCCTAAAGCCTGGGATCTTATTCGACCTATCTTGGCAGAAAATGGTGGGTGGGCATTGTTTATCTTTACGGCTCGTGGTCGTAACCATGGATACGACTTGGTAAACATGGCTAAGAGTAACGCCAAGTGGTTTTGTGAGGTCTTGTCAGTTGACAAGACAGGTGCCATTCCTATGTCCGTTGTTGATGATGAGCGCGCCTCTGGCATGCCTGAAGAACTAATCCAACAAGAATACTTTTGTTCTTTTGACGCGCCCCTTGTCGGAGCCTACTACGGTGATGGTATGTCCAAGGCACTTCAAGAGAAGCGCATTACCAAGGTACCTTGGGAACCAAGAATCCCCGTATCTACTGCTTGGGATTTGGGCATTGGTGATTCTACAGCTATCTGGTTTTTCCAAGTCTTTGGCCACGAGATTCGGATCATTGACTTTTATGAAAACAACGGTGAGGGCCTTCCGCACTATATTAAACATTTAAAAGAAAAAGACTACGTGTACGATAAGCACTATGCACCACACGACATCGAAGTAAGAGAATTGACTAGCGGCAAGTCTCGTATTGAGGTTGCTCGCAGTCTTGGTATTAAATTCACGGTAGTCAAGCAACACGCTATTGAAGACGGCATTGATTGTGTACGAAATATCTTTAACCGCTGCTGGTTTGATAGTGAACGCTGTGAACGCGGAATTGAAGCACTTCGGCAGTATCGAAAAGACTTTGATGAAAAAAAGCGTGTATTTCGTGATAAACCATTGCATGATTGGAGCAGTCACGCAGCCGACGCCTTTCGCTACCTAGCATGGGGGTTGCGTAATAAACCAACAACAACAGAAAAACGTCAGCAGCATGCAATAGCTGATTACAACATATTCGACTAATATGGGTGGCAAAAACTCTTTCTTAAATCAGGTGTTTAATCCAGGTAATATTTGGGGTTGGAATAAACCTGCTCCTAAGCCTACTCCTAAACCCGCTCCTACCCCCATGGCAACACCTGCAGTTCCTTCAGAAAAAGCTGCAGCTGACGCGGCCATGGAGTATGAAAATAAAAAGCGCAAGGCTGCCGGTCGTGAATCCACCATTTTGACCTCGGGTCTTGGCAGCGGTATAAATACCACGTACTCCGTTAATAAGCCAACGCTTGGAGCTTAATGGAAAACACGGCCCTAGAAAAGATTCAGCGCTTTGAAAAGCTAAAGGCTGATCGTACTGTTTTTCACGAACATTGGCAAGAACTTCGTGAACTAGTACGTCCTTCTGCTGAAGATTTTAATAGGACCATTGTTAAAGGCGAACGTCGTCACCAAAAGATTCTTGATGGCACGGCTCTTCTTGCTTCAGAACAACTAGCCGCAGGTCTTCATAGTTTTCTTACAGGGCCTACTGAACGCTGGTTTACTCTTCAAACTTCTGATCCTAGTCTTGCTGAGGATCCAGAAGCTCTTACTTGGCTTGACAGGGTTTCAGAGATTATTTATGAAGTTTATTCTTTGCCCAAGACAAACTTTCACTCTGCAATGCACGAGTCATATCTTGATCTTGGAGCTTTTGGTACGTCTATTATTTATCAAGAATCTGACCCTGCAACTAGTTATCCTATTTTTCGCACGTATCCTCTTGCGCAGTGTTATATTCTTGAAAACTCTGAGGGAATGGTTGATACCGTTTACAGAGAAATTAAGTACACGTCTCGCCAAGTATATCAGCGCTTTGGTAAAAATACTCCTAAGAAAATCCTTGATGAAACTAATCAAGATAAGGAGTGGACATTTATCCATTGCGTAAATCCTCGTAAAGACTACGATGAAGAAAAGTTAGATAGAGGCAACATGCCTTATGAGTCTTATTACATTTGTGTAGAACTTAAAGAAGAAGTTGAAGAAGGTGGATACCGTTCTTTCCCTTACCACGTACCTCGCTGGTCTAAACTAGCCAATGAAGTTTATGGCCGGTCACCAGCCATGTCTTGTTTGCCTGATATTAAAATGGTAAACAAAATGAGTGAGGTTGTTATCAAGGCTGCACAAAAGCAAATTGATCCTCCTCTCATGGTCCCTGATGACGGATTCATAATGCCTATTCAAACGGCTCCGTCATCTTTGATTTTTTACACTCCAGGTTCAGATAAAATTGAACCTCTCATTACCAACGGCCGTGTTGATATTGGTATTGAAATGATGCAGCAACGCCGCGAGCACATTCTTAAGTGTTTCTATGTTGATTATCTGCGAATGCAGAAAATGAACGTTGAAATGACGGCTTACGAAGTTGCAGATCGCCGTGAAGAGCAAATGCGCATGATGGCGCCAATGCTTGGACGTTTGCAAACCGAGCTCCTTGGACCTATGGTTCAACGGTCTTATCAAATTCTTAATGACGCAAATCTTCTTCCAGAAGCCCCTGACTCGCTTAAAAATGCGCGTCTTAAAATTCGTTATGTAAGTCCAGCAGCAAGAGCTCAAATTGCATCAAGAGCGCAGTCTGTTCAAAGATTTTTAAATGACATTCAACCTATGATTCAAGTCTCGCCAGAGATTCTTGACACTATCGACCCAGATGCTTTGACGCAGTTTATGGCAGATATACGAGATATTCCTCGCAACATTCTGAGACCAGCTAAGCAGGTTAAGGAAATTAGAGAATCTCGCGCCCAGCAACAGCAAGAACAACAACAAACCGCAATTGCTGAACAGCAAGGAAAAGCTGCAAAATCATTTGCAGATGCGGGCGTACTTAAAAAGTTGGGTATTTAAGTTATGATACTAAAAGATAGATTTCAGCAAGTTGCTGACACCATGCGCTTAAATGACGCGTATAAAGCAGTCTTTAAAACTCCAGACGGCGACCTTGTTCTAAGACACTTGATGAAATCATTTCACGTGTATCGCCCAACATTCTCGAGCAATGCAGCAGATGCTGCCTTTAAAGAAGGACAACGCCATGTTGTACTTTCAATATTGCGGTTTATTTGCCGAGATGCAAACCAAATAAAAAAACAACTAGAGGAAGTAATTGCTGATGAATAACAAAATGCTGTTTAATGCTGACATGGGAGCCGGCGGCGGTGCAGAAGTTCCTAGCACTCCTGTAACACCAATTTCGAATGCTGGTACAGTGTTGACACAGGGGGCAAATAATACTCCTACTGACTGGAAGACTTCTTTGCCAGAGGATCTTCGAAGCAATGCATCTCTTCAAAATATCAATGACATTCCTTCTCTTGCAAAAAGTTATGTTCACGCACAGTCGCTTGTGGGTGCTGATAAAATTGTTATTCCAAAAGAAGGCGCAACTCCTGAAGAATGGAGTAGCTTCTGGAAAAAAGTGGGTCGCCCTGATGAAGCAACGGCTTATAACCTTAACAAGCCAGAAAACTTCCCTGATCAGGTGTTTGATCAAAAAATGCTTGAGCACATGCAAGGCATTTTTCATGAGACTGGTCTTACTAGTCGCCAAGCTGAAACCTTGTACAACAAGTACATGGATTATATTGCTGGTGAGTACAACACCTCACAGCAAGAGTTTACTAAGCAAGCTGAAGAAAGTCTTCAAAAACTTAAAGTAGACTTTGGTTCAGAGTATAATGTAAAGCTTGCAGCAGCTCAACGTACGCTGCAGCAGTTTGGATCCCCTGAACTTGTTAGTTATCTTGATCAAACAGGTCTTGGTAATAGTCCCGAACTTATTAAGTTGTTTGCAAACATTGGTCTTAGCATGTCTGAATCAACGGCACGCGACGGAGAATCCAGAGTTTCTGGCCAAGTTACTAGCCAACAAGCCATGGCTGAGATTGATAATCTGCGTCAAGACGGTGATTTCATTAAACTAATTTCTAACAAGAGTGGTCTTGGACATCGCGAGGCTGTAAAGCGCTGGCAAAATCTTCACGCACTTGCTTATCCTGATGACGTATAATTTTGTTTACAATAATGCGATTCTAATCTAATCTTTCACAACGGGCAACCCGAAAGGATCCGTTAAGACATCTAGGAAAGACTAGAAGCTGGCGAGCTAATTCGCAAGGAAGGGCCCAACCCGGACAACTTTTCCGAACCAAAAAACCCCAAAAACAAACAAACAACAATGTCGTTTCAAATTGACAAAGCTTTTGTGCAAACGTACAAGAGCAACATTGAAGTTCAGTTTCAGCAGATGGGATCCCGCCTTCGCCCATTGGTTCGGCAGGAGACCCAGAACGCTGAGTTTGACTTCTACGATCGTATCGGTCCTACCGATGCAGTCGAAATCCTAAACCGCCACAGCGACACCCCGCTTGTCGAAACCACTCACGATCGTCGTAGGATTTCCCTGCGCGCTTATGATTGGGCCGATCTCATTGATCGGATGGACAAAGTGAAGATGCTTGCTGATCCAACCTCCT